ATGGACAAGGCGCGCGACCCTGACGACCGTTTCCGCGTCATGACCCTCCACCCCTGTCCCTTCCTCTCCGATCAGAATCTCTGTCTGGTCCATGACATCCGGCCCTACAACTGCCGGCGGTTCATGTGTGGGAGGGTCAATGTCCAGCGGGAGAGCTATGAGACTGACCAACAGGGGAGTTGTCTGAATCTGGCCGACCGGATGGAGACCAGCTTGAGGTTCGCGGAGTTCTATAACGCTGCTGAGAGGCGAGCCCAGAAAGAGTGGGCCAAGAGTCATGGGTGGGCCAAATGACCTTCAAGGAACTCCAGGATGATGTCCTGGTCCGCACCATGTACGACTCCAGTCTTACCACAAGTGGGCCGAGGACCAGGGTCAAGGCCTCACTCAACGACTGGCATCGCCGCATCCTGGGCGACTCCAAATATTCCCGTCTCCGTGACTCCCGCCAGACTTTTGCCTCCATCGCCAGCCAGGTCCTCTATGGCCTCTCTGGCTCCCTGGAGAAGATTTACCGGATCTTCGACGCCGCCACCAACAACCCCCGACTCACAGAAAAATCTCTCGATTGGCTCCGCTGGGACTCCCGCGCCGACCTCAACACCGGGACCCCTTGGGTCTACGTCCAGCATGGCCGCCGTGGCATCTACCGCTACCCCTCTGCCACCGGATCAGGTCTATGGGCGGCCAGCGACAACGCCGCCGACACCACCCAGAAAGTCTCTCTCAACGCCGTCCGCCTGGGGGGCTACCCCCATACCCCTGCCCAGACCACCCTGACCGGTACCGCCAGGGTCCAGCTCGGCTCCCGTACCGACTACACCGATGTCCTCAAGGTCTGGCTCGACGGAGTCGCTGCCGGCGATGTCACCATCTACGATGCCGCCGCCGCCGGCAATGCCCTCGCCACCATCCCCATTGGCCGTGTCTCAAACCCTTACCTCGTCATCCAGCTCTGGCCTGTCCCGTCCAGCGCCATCACCTACACCGTGGAGGGCCAGCTCAAGATCCCCGACATGGCCCTCGACGGAGACAGTCCATTACTCCCGGAGGACTTCCACCAACTCCTGTCCGCCTGTGCCCGGATGGACGAGTTCAGCGATGTCAAGAAGCAACTCGACACCGCCCAGAAGATTCGGGACGATGACGTGGAGCCGATGATGCAGGGGCTACTGGACTTCGTGGTCAACAACCCCGACTACCTCGTGGTCCCCGACGATGGCCGTACCGGGGTGGGGCGTCAAGGAAGCAACCTTGGCTCGTGGTTCCCCGCTGGCCGCTGGTAGCCTACCATGCAGGGAGATCGCTGGTTCAATTTCCGTGACCTCCGGGGCGGGAGAAATGGCGGGGACCCTCCTCTCGCCATCGGCCCCACCCAGGTCAATGAAGCCCTCAACATCGACTATTCCAAGGGGATGATCGCCCACAAGAGGGGAGGGGCTACCAGTCTCAGCCTGACCTTCTCCGCTGGGGGGCCATTCGCCAGCGGCATCAAGAGTCTGTTTACCCACCTCCCGGGCGCCGACCAAACTCAACTGGAGCTCTGGGCCGTGGACGGTACCCACCAGCTCTGTAGGCTCGCTGGAGCCACTACCTGGACCGAGCCTACTCCCAAGGACGCCATCACCGGCAATGACACCGAGGTGGTAGGGGTCAGCTTCAACGACAAACTCTTCATCGGCCAGGACTCCGCCGTCAACCGCGCCCAAGTCTGGGATGGTACCAATCTCCGGCGTCATGGCCTCGCCCCTCCCACCGCCGTCCCCACCGCCACCACCGCCGCAGGAGCCGTCTCCGATACTCGCAAGTACCGCTCCCGGGTCTTGGTCAAGTCAGGCTCCGACATCCTCCGCCGCTCCGAAGGTCCCAATGGAGCCTCTTCTGCCACCGTCATGGCTGCCCAGCAGGCGACCATCACCCTCGCCGGGGCTCCCTCCGAGGGCGAGACCCACTGGGAGGTCTATGGCGCGACCATCATCAACAACTACGCCACCTACCACTACATCGGAGAAGCCGCCATTGGCAACACCATCGTTGACAACAACCCTTCTCTGACCGGGGTCCTGGAGGATCTCACTGGTACCTATCTGGTACCTCCCTCCTACAAATACGCCGTGGCCGATGACGCCCGGATCGTCATGGCCGGGGCCTGGGAGACGACAACGGCCTATGGCCAGACTCCTCCCAAAAAGAACCGTGTCTGGTGGACCCCGGTCCTGGGGGACAAGGATGTCAGTGATGATGAGCGGGTGGTCATTACCACCGGAACCGCCACCGTCCCCGCCATCCGCAACTACCTCGATGTCACCGTTCCCATCACTGGGCTGGGGGGACCGATAGACGGCTCTGTCTATGTCTTCGGGTACCGCCGCTTCTGGCGCTTCTCCCCCACCGGGGAAGTCACCGCTCCGTACCGCCGCATCCCTGCTGGCGTCCCTCTGGGCTGCATCCACCACAAGTCCATCTGTCTAGGTGAGGATGAGCATGGCCGCCCCGCCCTCTACTTCGCCAGTCATCTCGGCATCTATCGCATCGGACCATCAGGCTTGGAGTTCTGTGGCTGGGACATCAAGGACATCTGGGACACGGTCAATCTCTCCGCCACTGTCCCCTGTCACATGGTCTACCACTCCGACAAGAAGCAGCTCTGGGTCTACATCGCCACAGGGTCCAGTACCCTCCCCGATACCAAGGCCGTCTTCCACACTCGCTTCGGACGCCATGACGAGACCAAGGGGGTGGTGGAGGGGTGGACCAAGCACACTGGGGATAGTTGTGGAGCCGCCTGCTCGGTGATGTTCGCCAACACTGTGGCCGCCAGTATGAGTCTGGACCTCAAGCCTTATGTCGGCCTCTCCACCGGGACCACCATTCTCAAGGCGGACACCACCGATCTCAACGACAATGGCACCACCTACCAAGCCTACCTAGAGAGGGCACTCAGTCCCCCGGTAGACCAGAGGTATAGGATTGGTCCTTCGTGGGTTCTGGCTGATGCCTCCGCTACCACCCTCCGCTTCTCCATGACTGCTGACTTCGGGGCCCAGACCGCCAAGACCACCGATAGGTCCATCGCCGCTGTCGGGGCCGAGACCAAGGTGTGGAGACAGTTCGAGGACAGCTTCCTCTCCGGGGTCGAGCATGAGGTCACGGTTAGGGTCGGGGACGCTGCCGCCATCGCCAGCCCCCTCTGGACCCTGGAACAGTGGGAAATCGCCGTCGATCCCGAGCAGGATCTATGAAGCTGGGCCTGACCGAGTATCTCCCGGCTGAAGTCCGCCGCCAGGTCGAGGACCTCATCTCCGGGGTCTCCGCCTCCTGGCAGGTCGAACACCGCGAAGACGGTACCCACGAGCAGGTCTCTGCCCAAGGGCCTATCATCTCCGCCTCCGCCTATGGCTCCTTCTCCGAGCAACCCCGAGCCCGCTGCATCATCAACTTCGATACCCCTACTTACGGCATCAGTCCCAACAACACTAACCACCAGGTCGTCTTCTACCCGACCGATCTCAACTTCGGCACCACCCTCCTCTCCTACGACAACGGGAGCCTCTATGGCAATTCCTTCCTCCAGCCCGGAGCCGCCGGGGCCCCGAGCTATGATCGCATCGTCCCTCCCCCTGTCCCCGGCATGTATATGGTTATAGCCGAAGTCGGGTGGCAACCCAACGCGGCTGGATGGAGGAGGCTGAGAATCAGGGATCAGGCAGGGACAGTGTGGGGGAGTTCATTTTTCCCCTGTGCGTCTAATGCCCAGACGTTTACCCAGCAAGTAGCTTGTGTCCTGTCGGTGCCGGGGCCCCCGGTCATCCCCTGGACCTACTACTACCTCGAAACCTTCCAGGACTCCGGCATCGACCTCGACATCACCGGCTGGCTCCAGATCCACAAATTGAGTTGACAGAAGAGGTACACTGAATCATGCCCCCGATGCCCAAACGGAGCCCCTACGACCCCATCAGCGGGCCCCTTGATGCCCTCTTCCCCGGCGGGGGCGGGGGCCAGATGCCCCCGGTACAACAAGGCGGCGGGATGTCGGGAGCTCCACCGATTCCCGCCCAAGGGGCTCAAAGTCCAATGATTCCGTCAGGTACTGGTGGTCTCTCGCCCCCCCAGCAGACCCCGATGTCTCCTGGGGCTCCTTCTCCTCCCGATCAAGTGGGCCAGGCCATCCGTCAGCTCCTGGCCTCTCGTTTCCGCCGCTAGGAGGGCCATTCCATGCCCCGTACCGTGAGCGTGGACGACGAACTCCGCAACTCCGATAACTGGCTGTGGGGCGGGGGTCAGAGCCAGGGGTATACCTATAGCCCTGACATCCCCAACGCAGGCGGCGACCAGGGGCCATCGTTCCCGGACTCGCCCTCTCCGACCCCGACTCCTCAGCCCCCATCCGCCCCTCCTATCGACCGTACCACTCCACCTCCCTCCACTTCTCTCCCCCCCTCCCCCACCAATCCCGAGGTCAATCTCCCGGGGGGGCCAGAGACACGGCCAGAGGCAACGGCAGTCCCTACCACCGGCCAGCAGTACTCCGATCCCCAGCAGGGGGTCATGGCCGGCGTCCAGGAACTCGGTCTCAACCCTTTCACCGCCCGAGGCCATCTGGATGTCCTGGCCAACTGGCTCAAGACCCGAGGGTTTCCGGATGCCCTGGCGACCGGCGAGGACACTATCCGCCTCAACGGCGTCGAATACGACATCCTCTCCTCGGGTAACCAGTGGATCTTCATCCGAGACACTCCTGGTGGTGGAGGGGGAGGTACTGCTGTCGGCGGAGGGGCGACCAGCCAAGCCCTCCTTGACCTCCTCCAGAAGATCATCGAGCAGAATAGTCAGCCGATGGGGGATGTGTCTGGCACCCCGGCGGCGATGGCCTACCAGGCCGCCAACCAGAGGGGAGCTGATTTCACTCGCTCTGCTCTAGCCGAGAGATTAGCAGCGGAAGGACAGGGAGCGACCCAGGGCGAGGGCGGGAGCGGGGCCCTGACCTCTGACCTCCTTGGACTGGAGCAGGCCAAGGGCGAGCGCCAGGCCCAGTACGAGGCCCAGTTGTCAGAGAGGCTGTTGACCGACCGTCAGAACCGCCTCCTCCAAGCCCTCCAGCTCGGGATGGGGTACATGACAGACCAGCAGCGGATCCAGCTCCAGGCCGAACTCCAGCAGACCAACTCGGCACTGGATTATCTCCGTATCACCCTCGGCGCGACTGAATAAGAGGTATAGCTATGGGATTCGGAGGGTTCCTCAAAGGTCTCGGGAAGGTGGCAAGGCTCGGGCTCCAGTTTGCTCCGATCCCCGGGGCTGGCATCGCCGGCAAACTTCTCTCTGGAGCCGCCAAAGCTGCCCCGATCCTCTCGGGCATGGCGGCAGGTAGAGCAGCAGGGACTCAACAGGAGGAACAGGCCCAGATTGCCAGGGATCGCCTGGGGCTGGAGAGGACACGGTATGGAAATGAGGAGGCCCTCGCCAAGACCCGGATGGGGAATGAGGCCCTCCAGCAGGAGTTTGCCAACAAACTGAGGCTCAACTCCATGGGGGCGAGACGATCCATCCTCTCCTCGTTCAACAACTCCGGGGTCAAGGGGCTCCCGCATCTCGATCTGAGCGCCATGGGTGGGCCCCTTCCCATGGCCCCGACCTCGCAATCGCCCACACTATCTCCCTACGGGGCGATCTCCGGCCCTGCCAAGTCCAACTTCATGGACAAGCTCCTGTCGGTCGCAGGGCCTGCCAGCGCATTGGCAGGGGCCTTCCACAACTCGACCCAACAGCCTCAAGCGGGGGTGCCTGGGATGAATCTGCCCACCACCCCGCCCTACATCGACCCCCGCTTCAAACCGGGCAAGATGGGGCCCGCGTACCCGCAGGACCAGTTCATGGGATGGGGAGGCTGATCCTATGCCCCGCCTCGCTACCCTCGGCCTCGCTTCCGGAGCCGGTGCCGGCTTGGAGGACCTCCTGGTTCAGCGGCACCGTGAGCGCCAGTCTGTCCTGGAGGAACGCAAATTCGCCGAGCTCCAGCGACAGGCCCAGGCCGAGGAGGAGTTCCGCCGCCAGCAACTCCAGGAGCAGGGGGAGCTGAGGAAGATGCAGCTCGGGGAGACCATCCGGAAGGACCAGGAAGCTGAGCAGATGAAGCGGGTGAGCCTCGCCATGCTCAGGCCCATTGGATCGGAAGTGTCGCCCGAGGAGATGACCCAGGAGACCAAGGCAGGGGTACCGAGGGGGCTCTACGACATCACCCCGGGGTCGCCGGAGCTCCCGGAGGGGGACCAGGGACCACGGTTCCCCAGTGTCATCCGGTTCCAAGGCAAGCAGGCGGACATCGCCAAGAAAGAGAGAGATGCCCAGCTTGCCAGGGACGCATCGGAGAGGGACAAGAACGCTGATCTCGACCGCCAGATGCGGCTGACTATCGCCCAGTTGGCCGCCGCCTCCAAGGCCGGTGGGCAATGGGCAGAGCCGACCGTCAACATCCAGGATCCCACCACCGGGGCGGTCATTCCAGTCCCTCGTAGTGTGGCCGCCGACCCCGCCAAAGCCGCCGAATTTGTCAGTCAGTACCGAGAGGCGGGGATGCGGGGGCCCTTGACTGCCCAGCAGAGGGAGAGGGTGGATTTTTACCGGGATACCCTCGGTCAGATCAGCCGGCTGGAGGACCATATCAAGAAGCACGGCTGGACAGGCGTGGGGCCGATCTCCGGCACCCTTGGGGCGGCCTCCTACGGCCTCACAGGCAAAGGCGGGGGTGGGGCGATAGGCGAGGACCTCCGGACCAAGATCAACACCCTGAGAGCCCAGGCGAGCTTCCAGGAGGGCGGCAAGCAGTTCACCGGGACCGAGAAACAACTCCTGGAGTCATTCCTGGTCCTCTCCCACGCCAACCCCAAGCAGGCCGCTGTCCGCCTTGGGGAGTTCAAGCAGCGGATTCAGAACACCCTGGCCTCCCTCGGTGTCAATAAGCCGACAGCGGCCAATGTACTGGCCACTCCTGCTGTACCTGGAGCTGCTGTCGGTGTCAGTACCGACCCACTAGGCATCCTGGGACCGCAATAATGGGGCAACTCGCTCAGAAAGTCCGGGCCAAATACCCCGGAGCCTACGACAGCCTCTCCGATGAGGAGCTGGAGGCCAAGGTACAGGCCAAGTACCCAGGGGTCTATGACCATCTGGTGGGCCAGAAGTCTGATGTACAGGTACCGAAGGGGGACCAGTACAAAGGCCCGACGACATTCTGGGGCGGGGTGAGGGAGAGCCTGGGGAAGGACTTGGACGCGGCGGCGGAATGGCTGCCGACGGCGGGGGGAGTGGCGGGGGGGATGCTCGGGGGTGGGTTGATGTCGATTCCCCTGGCGGCCCTGGGAGGGGCGGGGGGAGAGGGCATCAGGAGGACAATTAAGGCTATTCGGCATGGAGTCGAGCCTGGAGGGTCGGTACTGGGAGATGTACAGGAACTCGGTACAGAGGCGGCGATCCAGGGAGGGAGCGAGGCCATTGGGATGGGCGCTGGCAAGGTCCTGAGTAAGGGGGCGAGGGGGCTGTACAGGCGCATCTTGAAGCCGGCGATCAGTGAGAGGATGGCCCCCAAAGCCGCCCAGACCGTCGAGACTGGCCTGAAGGAGGGCATCAACCCCTTCTCGGCGCGGAGTGCGGGGAGGATTGAGCCCGAGATTCAGAGATTGAACCAGGAGGTCGAGGGGATTGTCAGGAGCCCTACCTACACTCCTCAGGGGAACCTAGTCACCCCGGTGGCCCAACCCCAAGCGATTGCGGGGAGAGTGACCAGGACCCCGGCTAAGTTTGCGGGGGCGGGGGCGGCACCGGAGGACAGGGCGGCGGTACAGCATGTCATTGATAGCTTCCTCAAGGATACCGGGACCAAGCCGA